ACTTCGTGACGGTGGTGTCATCGACTTTGGTCGTGAGCACGGTCTTGCTTGGTACGCCATCTGGGGCTTCGGTGTCATCACCCACGAAAGCCGTGTGATTCTAAACACACTCGGTGGCGCAATTTCCTGAACTTAACGTTCAGATGATGTAGTATGGTGGGGGGTAATTCCCCCACCATATTGCTTTATATGGTAAAACAAAAAGGAGAATACAATGCCTCGTAAAATTACAACCACTACAAATTGGGCAGAACCAGCAGAAAATCAGGAAGAAGACGAAGTAGTCGTTGAAGAGCCAATTACGGTTTCTAACACCGACGGTGATCTTGTTAAGGCAAGAGTAAAAGGTACATGGCTCATGATCTGGGGCCAAGCCAAGTTTGACTTCAAAGACGGTAAGACCTACAAGCTTCCTAAGGATCTTTTTAACTATCTTCGCGCAAACGGAAACATCTACGACACTATGGCTTGAGGTGTAAATGCCTTATATAATCCCCAACGCAACTGATGTTGACGGTACTAAGTTTATTGCCCTTGATCAGGCTGAGCCAGACTCACTTGATTTTCAAATATTGGGCGATAGATCTACTGGAGTATTGTCTGGTTGTGCCGTAACTGCTTCTACAACATCTGGAGCGGTAGCTATCGCTAGTGGGTATGTTGCGCTAAGTGGAGTAGTGTACACAGTATCTGGTGATTCAAGTAAGGCTTTAAGCACCGGCCCGTCATCTGGGTATCGTTTTGATGTCGTTGTTATAAGGTGTAACCCTGCAACAAACACCTCAGAGATTACCATTATTGATGGTGTACAAAGTGTTACAAACCCAACATATCCAAAGTCTGCTGCTAGACTACTTACAACAACTGGGGTAAGTACCTCAACTTACATAACAGAAAACGATGTTGTCTTAGCAGTCGTGTTCCGACAAGGAACAACCGCTCCATCTAACGCAAACATCATTGACAAACGTGTTAATGTTCCGTCAACTACATCTTTGCGTGGTAGCGCAATACCATCAAACGGCATTGGTTCTGATGGAGACTTTTATTACAAAACCACGGTTGGAGCCAGCTCTGCTGGGGTTTACGTAAAACGAGATGGGGTTTGGGTTGAACTTTTGTTGAGCGGTGATTCGGGCTCTGTTACACCCATTGGCGCAATAATAATGTGGCCAAGTAACTCCACTAGCCCCAACCCAGCTGGTAAATCTTATTGGTTAGAGTGTGACGGAAGTATGGTATCTAAAGCAACTTATTCAGAGTTGTCCGTATTGCTTGGAACTACTTATGGAGCAGACACTACTACACAGTTTAAACTTCCAAATATGTATTCCGCTACATCAAACTTTGTATCTGGCAGTTCAACTGCAGGAACAATTGGTGGTAGTTCAACAATAAATATATCTACTAGTAATTTGCCCGCGCACAGCCACAGTTTGAATGGGCATACACATCCTGTTGGTGACCACACACACAATATGGCACATGGTCACGGTTCTGGAGAAACAGTGACCAATGGTCAACATAGTCATCAACCTTTGGGTGGACAAGATGAAACACCATCAGAAGGTATTGGTTTTGTTACTAGGCTTGGTCAAGCAATAACAGGTGTTTTGTACGGTGGTACTTTGGGCTGGTTGAAGGGGTATGTTGTTCCTGGCTCAGCAACTAATGACTTAATAGCTGATGGTCTTACCGGTGTTGTTGGACAAGGAATGCAAGTTCACTATACATTTAATACTACTGAGCACACTGGTCATAGGCACGTGTTTGTGACTCCAGATTATACTGGTACAAGTGGCGGCCTTGTTAATGCATCAGCTGCAACCGGAGCCAGCAGTGGTAATACGGGAAACACAGGAGATGGTTCTCCAATAACCTATACACCACCAAACATTAGTATGCGCTGGTTTATTAGAGCAAAATGACAGAAAAACTGCCTAAACCAACTGGTACTGTTGACCAAATTAAATTACGAAAAGTAACAGCTGTTACGTCTATGCGGGTTGAACAGCCGGCGCTAAACCAACCGTTGCAAAAAACAGTGCCTGGTAAAGACTCTGCAGATACCCCTACATAAGGTAAACTTATATCATGGCAACAATTACAGACATTGAAAATATAGCAAGAACTTATCTTCGAGATTTTCCTAAGTTCTTTCAAACGTCTTTTGATATTGTTGGTAGAACTTATGATTTAAGTCATATAAATGTTGACTCAGACTCACTATGGGTTGCTGTGTACGCAACGGGATCTGGATCTGCATCTGCACTTAGCGCAACTGATTATAGTCTTGATGAAAGAAACGGCGTACTAAGACTATCTAATACATATTCTTCTGGAACAAAGGTTATGGTAGAAGGCTACTACTATGAATGGGTAACCCCGACCGATTTATCTTTCTACACTCAACGCGCACTAGAAAAACACTTACACACAATTAACCTATCGGTTGACCAATTAGCCGATGTAGTGATAAACGCAATTGGTATTGCAGCTATATGTGAATGTTTGTGGGCGTTGATGACTGAATACAGCCGGGACATTGACGTCATTACTTCGGAATCCGTGCATATTCCAGCCAGCCAAAGGTTTAGAATGGTTCAAGGTTTGCTGGCACAATGGGAAAAAGAGTACGAACGTCACGCCGCAAACCTTAACATTGGATTTGACCGCCTTGAGGTTATGAACTTGCGCAGAGTTTCTCGCACTACTAATCGTCTTGTTCCGTTGTATAAGCAAAAAGAACTTGGCGATTTTTCTCCAATGGAACGGCTATGGCCAGAAATTGATGATGGCATCGTTACTCCAGAAGTTAAGGGAGACCGACTACGCGAAGACGTGTATGTTGACACAACACCACCATCTGGTGCTACTACCAACGCATTCTACTGATGAACCTTCATACTGAACTTTCATTAATAAACAAGCATTTCACAAAGCGTCATAAAGAAGCTGGTGAAGAATTCATTGTATGGTATGAGTTTGTTCCACTAGGAACTTCCGCAGCTACAAACAGTGTGTATGACGATGTGTACGACGAGTCTCCATCAGGTATTGGTGGACGCAAGTATAAAACTGGTGTTGTTTTACCAGTGCTTTTGGTTTCCGAAGCAGAAGACCAGCGTAGAGCAATTCCAGAAGGTCGTCTAACTTTAGAAACAATTGATGCTTTTATACCAATAAAAGCTATGCGAGATTCTGGTATATCAAATGTGTGGGAATACCGTGAGCATTTAAACGACGTTTTTATGTATGATGGCCGATTTTATTCAGTGTTTGACTACAGGGTTAGGGGCCGCCTAAAAGAGGAAGTGTTTGTACTACTGCAAGGTCAAGAATTGTATGTTGACCAGGAGTTTGTCAATGATGACACATTTCCTACTCTTACAAGCAACAACTTGCCGTGGCCTACATCCCTACCTCAAATAGGGTAAAATTAAGATAGTTATAGCGAGCGCTATAACAGTCAACGCCTAGAACTGTAAGGAGACCCAATGTTTGGGAATTCTAAATCTGTATCTCCTACGTCCAGTTCTGACGTTCAAATCTCAAAGCCAAAACCACGAATGCCGTGGGCTATACATTCCTGGATTACTCGGCTAGAGAAATTTAATGACGGCATTGAAAAAGCCGTAAGTAAGTACCAAGAAGAGGTCAGGCAAGAAGCAGCTCCCAACTGGGGTGAAGTTGCATCAACTATAGTGGTTGAGTTTGACAAAAAAACTATGACCGTTAATATTTACTCACCACACCCTGATGCAACACATCTTGAATATGGTACACCTGAGGTACCACCAGCACCAGTTATACGTATGGCAGCAATACGAGCTCAGGAAAAGTTAATACCATTTATTAAAGAAGAGTTTGCCAAAATTGGGCTATCTAGAGGTGGTGCTCATGCCTAATAAGGGATTTCTCCTTGCAGAAGATGCCGCTGTAAAAAACAGGTTTAGCAACTTAACTGTATCTGACGACAGAGACGCAAGTAGAGAAGTTCAAGTGTTTTTTAGATACCCAGAAGGCGAAACAGAGAAAATATACCCATTTATAACCGTCGAAATGGTGGGGTTATCTCATGACACTCGACGCCAGTTATCAGAGACTACTCTGTATTACAGCAACAGTGCGTCAGCCTCAAATAATGCTAATTACATTAATTACTACCCATCAGAATTGACTGAATCTGAGATGTCGTCAATGGTAAATAACTCTAATGTTTTAGCTGTACACTCATTTATACCAGTTAGTTTGGTTTATCAAATAACCACGCATACCAGAAGCGCTCTGCATGACCGGCAACTTTCAAGTAAAATACTACGTAGAGTAGTGCCGTTTAGGCAGGGCTTTATTGAAATACCTGAAGATGGTACTATTAGAAGGTTTGATTTGATGTCATGGTCTACTTCTGACCTATTGGATAGAGAATCTGGTTATAGAAAACGCATATTTAGAAAGATGTTTACAATCCAAATGAACGCTGAGATAGCTGCAACTGATCTGACATCAATCAGGAAGGTAGCTTCTGTAGTTGGTAATATATATGATAACGATACGGAAATTCACACCCTAACACCCCAAATTTCAGAGGAGTTTTAAATGCCTGAATATAAGAATCCAGGAGTATACGTATCCGAGTCGGCATTTTTGCCGAAGGTTCGTAGAGGAGTAACCTCAAGATCAGCCGCTGCCTTTTTTGGTGAAGCTTCGCGAGGCCCTTCAGACGCTACTTTAGTGCAATCATGGTCAGAATATAAGACCCTCTATGGAGATCTTTCTCAAACCTCTGATCTTGGTTTTGCTGTTTACCACTATTTTGCAAACGGTGGTAGAGACGCCTGGATAAACCGAGTTATTGGAAGCACTGCGGTAACCGCCAGCACTACCGTAAAATATTATCCCAACGGTTCTGGAAACGCTTCAGCAGCACTTTTTACCGCTTCTGCAAAGAGCAAAGGTGCCTGGGGTAACAGTCTTACTCTTGAATTTTCAAATGGTAACACTGCTGCTACTGGAACAGTAATGCCCAGTTTTAACCTCGTTGTTAAGCTTAACGGTGAAGAAGTTGAGCGTTGGAATGACTTGTCACCAAACATCGCAAACAGTCGTTACTTTGTTACTATTCTTAATAACTACTCAAGTTATTTAACTGATGTTGTAGCAGGTGCTTCACTTGTAGCCAACGCTAGCTGGGTATTCAACTCAGTAGCAACCACCTTTAGCTCTGGTTCTAATGGAAGCGCCGTACAGGATTCTGACTATCTAACAGCACTAAATAACCTTGATGCAGTTGAAGGAGTTTTGCTACTTAATGCAGTTAACAAAACTTCTGCAACTATCATTAACCAGTTCTTGTCAAAGGCAGAATCGCGTGGTAACTCATTTGTGATCATTGATCCCGACATGACCGCTTCAGATGTTTCTACTATTGGTGGTTCTGTAGTTGGAAGCTACACAAGTTCTAACTACGGAGCTGTGTATTACCCACACCTAACCATGGTTGATCCTTCTAAGACTGGCCCCGGTGCCGTACGCGCAACTGCTCCAGGAGGCGCAATTGCTGGTACATACGTTCGCACAGAGATTGAGCGTAACGTCGCTAAAAGCCCAGCTGGTTACAACGTAACTGTTCGCAACGCCCTTGGTCTTGGTACCTCATTTACTGAGGCCCAAACTGGCACGTTGTACTCAACATACAATGTGAACGTGTTGAAAGCCGTTCCAGGTGGTGGAATCATCATCAATGGTGCCCGCACCCTAGACAAGTCAGCTCCAGGCAAGTTCATTTCAGCTCGTAGAACCTTGAACTACCTTAAGCAAGCACTCAAGGAAGGTACTTCATCAGCAGTGTTTGAACCAAACGACTCAAGACTTTGGGATCAACTCACTGGTTCGGTTTCAGCTTTGCTTGGAGAGTTCTGGCGTCAAGGTGGCCTTAAGGGTAAGAACGCTTCAGAGGCTTACTACGTAATTTGTGATGAGTCAAACAACACGGCTGTAACAGTTGACAATGGAGAAGTACATATTGAGGTTGGCGTTGCACTCCAATACCCAGCCGAATTTGTGGTAATAAACCTGTCCCAATGGACCGGTGGTTCAAACGCAACAGAAACACTCTGATAAGGAGAGATGATTAAATGGCACGTTCAGCGAGCACAGATCCGGTAAGGAACTTTAAGTTCCAAGTCCAAATTCAACCCACCAGCAACACAAGACTCGCTACTGTCCTAAGCGGGATTGGAGACCTTGGTTTTGCGGCCATGACCGGTGTTTCAGTACAGCACCAAATGGTTGGGTACCGAGAGGGTGGGATGAACACCCACACTCATAAACTAGTAGGCCAGTCCGACTTTGGACCAGTTACATTTAGTCGTGGTGTAATTGCCGAACAAAGCCATTTGTGGAAGTGGTCAGAGTTTATTCACTCATGGAACCAAGCTGCAAACAACGCAGGATCAGATTCTAACGTAGATAATGGTAACGACTATCGCTGCCATATTCTTGTACGTGTGTTTGACCACCCTCACTCAGTTGGTAACTACCAGGAATCTGGTGTTGTTCCATCATCTGCAACCAACCTTGGTAAGGCACGTCTTGGTATTAAGTTGTTTAACTGCTGGCCTGGTGCCTACACCCTCAGCGACCTTTCAGCTGGAGACTCAGGCATCATTGTTCAACAATTGACAGTTCACCATGAAGGGTTTAAACTTGCTTGGAACGCAACAGATATTGCTGCCCTTGCATCTGTTAACTAATTTATAAAATAACAAGGAGAACAAATTGGAAAACTCAGTAGAAGTTGAGTCGTTTGATAACGCATTTAAAGACCCAGCACCTTCAATTGCTTTACCTGAAACAGTAATTGTTGAGCTTCACAGAGGTTTGTTAAATCCCAGCACTGGGCAATGGCAAACAACAGCCGAAGTTCGAGAACTTACAGGTAAAGACGAAGAGTTTTTAGCATCCCTTGAAAGTAACAAAACAATAACGTACGCCATGTACGTTAATCAATTAGTTAGCCGAGCTACTGTGCGTATTGGTGATACACAGATTCAAGGAAACAAATCCCTTATTGAAGAGCTAATCACCGGAGACAGAGACACGTTGTTGCTTGGAATCATTAAGGCAACCTACGGACCAGAGCGCACTTTTACATATCCATGTGATTCTTGTAGAACACCAAACTCGATAACTATCGAACTTGACACTGACTTTCCAATGCAAACAGCAAAGGAAAATCTACGTGAACCTTTTGAAGTGGTATTTAAAAAAGGAAAAAAGGTAAAGTTTAGGTATCCAGTCGGTTCCGACAACATTGCAATGGGTAAGGGTGAAACCACAGCTCAACAAAGTACAATATTAATATCTCGTTGCGTGGTGTGGCCTGAGCATAGAGACTCTCTGTTTAACGAAGAGTGGGCAAAAAACCTATCTATGAACGATAGAAACCTAGTACTAAAGGCTCTACTTTCACCAAAAGTTGGCCCCAAGCTAGGGGAGGTGAATACCCAGTGCGTGCATTGTGGCGCTGATATAACTGTAAATATCGACTGGGTATCCCTTCTACTCGCCTAATCTAAAAAGTATATACTGGGAATACGAAGGTGTGGCCTCTGTATACAAAGGGTTTAGTTTAAACGACATACAGGACATGAGCGTCCGCCAAAGAGATTTTTGGTTTCGTATGGCTAAGTGGCGACTAACGGACGGAGGTGGTTAATGGCAACTGATGACGACATTCAGAAAATGGTTTCAAAAGAAACCCAGTCGATGGCTAGAGCTGAAGTTGGTATTAACGCCGACACTACCGATCTAAAAAACATTACAGACGCCCTCAAGAAAGCAAAAGAAGAGGGAGAACGCCTAGCTGTATCTTTGGGCAAAGCTGTGCAAGCTATGAAGAGCTTGAAAGAAATGGGCCTTGTTCAAGTATACGACCAGTCCGCGCATTGGAGCGGTGGTCAAGGAGGAGCAGGAGGTGCCGGCCAATTAAGTGTTGGAAGCACTCCCGTAGCTGGGTCTAAGCCAAGCCACCCAGCTCCTGTTGTTCCAGCACCAAACGCTGTTGTTGCGGCAGGAGGAGCTTCACCTGGTATATCAGCGGTTGCAGCTGGATCACCACTTGGTTCCGGATTTGCGGCGCAGTTCTTAAGAGGAGCAGCAGGTGCTGGAGCACCAGGTGTTCCTGGAATCCTCGGTGGTGGTGGTACTGGTGCAATTGGTACTGCCGGACAGCTTGGAGCAGGTGGTTTTGGGGCCGGAAACATTGGAGCAATAGTTGGCAGTCTAGGTAGCCAAATTGTCCAAGCAATTGACAAACGTGTTGAATCTGGCAGAGCCTACACCTTAGCCGCAGACAAGAGCACATTGGTTATGCAGCAACTCACTGGTATGAGCCAAAGTGGGGTTATGAATAACTTAAGAATGCCATTAACCCAATACAAACTTGGCGTTAACGGCATCAATGAGATGATGGACTTACAAGCAAGGACGGGCATAAACGCGGCTGGACAGGCTAGAAGCGTTGAGTTCATGAGAACCCTGAGTGGGTTTACAATGGGGGCTGCTGGAGCTACTGGAATCATTGAAAGCCTTGCTGATCCAGAGACTGTAAACAAAATGTTTATGATGACTGGTATGAGTTTAATTGGACCAGGTGGTAAACAGCGTTCAACTCAGTCACTTATTGAAAACCTTGCAAAACGTGCTGGGTTAATGGACCCTAAACTTGCAGCAACAGCAATGGCCCCGGGTTCGGTATCAAGAGCAACCCTTTCACAAATGGGTGTTACTGGCGATATGCAAGAACAAGTTTTAAGATTTGCCCAATCAAACGCAGCGTTTCGTAAACGTGGTGGAAAAGGTACATACGATCCAACAAAAGAAGAAGATCGTAAACTTATGGGTATTGATGACACCTTTGCTATGGAGGCAGAGGAGACCCAACGCAGACGTGGCAAGCGTGAAGAACAGTTTTATAGAGACCAAGCTGACGCTTATGCAAAACTTGAAAGGCAGACCCAAAGACTTACTGACGCTATGGCTAAGTTTGAACACGCAATGGAAGGAATTATTGGTGCAAGAACCGGAGGTCGAGTAGGTCAAAAGTTGCTTGGTGGATTAGCTGGTGCGGGAGGAATGGGTTTACTTGGTATGGGTGTTGCAACTCTAGCTACTGGTGGAGCTGCTGGTGGGTTATTGTTTGGTGGAGCCGTTCTTAGCGGCATAGGAAAAATACTTGGTGACCCCAACACAAGTGATGACTTTGCATCGTCTATCTGGACACCACGTTCAAGTAGTTCTACTGTTGTTGGTAGCAGTACAGCTACTGTGCCAGCAGGCACACCAGCAATACCTATAACTCCTGATGTCCCTGCGGCAATAACTCCAGACCCAGAAACCGCTCCTTTGCAGCTTTGGGAAGCTGGTCAATACGATGTGTTTAGGACTGGGTTAAAGTCAACCTTTAGCGATTCATTTTTGCAAACTCAATATAGCGGTAAAAGTGAACACACTATAAAAAATAGTGGTGAGTTTAATGAGTTAAATGGTGCCCTTAGAAAAGCCATAAACAGTATGGCTGACAGGGCAATGGTTGAGGCTGGCTTGGACATCAACCTTGTAAGCGGTCGCCGTTCTACCGATGAACAGTTAAAACTTTTCCTTGAAAGATACCAAGTAGCACCACCTGGGGTAAAAGAATACAAAGACGCTTTTGATGGTAAATACTATAAAGTTAAAAACTTTTATGGTTCTAATTGGATGAAAAAGCCTCAAAATAGTGATCCTCCAGTAGCTGTGCCAGGAACTTCTTTACATGAAATTGGCATGGCCGCAGACATTGATATGTCTGATCCAAGAGTTGCTCAGTGGGTAAGAAACAACAAATGGAGATTTAACTTAGTCAATGGAGAAGGCGAAGAACACCACTTGCAGCTTGCTTGGACAAAAGATATGACCTTAAGTCAATTTTTAGGAAAAACAGGTTTAAGTATTGAACAGGCAAGTAAGAACACACATGTTGCTATGCAAGGTAGTAGTCGTTACACAAACTCATTTAGACCTGGATTTGGAGTAGACATAAATAGATTTTCTGAAGCGCTTCTTAGAAGATGGGGTTACACAGTAACACCAGAGAAGGTAATGCTTCTTAGAGCATGGTCAGATAAAGAAGGAACAGGTGGTTCCTATAACCCAATGAACGTCATTTCTGGAAACAACAGAGTTGATCCGTCTACTGGATACGAGAGAGCCGAAACAAACTATAACAGTAATGGTGGTGGCATGTACCCAGTACAAAACTTTGATAGTTTTGAACAAGGCGTTGAGTACACTGCTCTTCATTTAGGCACAAACAACCAAGCACTTATGGGAATCTTGGCTCAACCACGTCCAACAATTGACCAAATTAGAACAGTGCTGTCATCTGTAAACAGAAAAACAATGCTTAACATTTTTAACGGGTATGCAAATCGCTACCAAGATCCTGACTATGGGGTAAAAGGGCTCTACAATGTAAATGGAATGGATTTTGGAAAAAAACTAGCTGGTTATT